AAGAGCCGCATACTATTAAGGATATATTATGGCAGTGGAAAAATCTTTATACCAAGCTCCAACTGGAGTAGAAGAAGAAATAAAAGATCAACTAGGAGAACCAGATTTAGAAATAGAGATTGAAGATCCAGAGAAAGTTACTGTACGCGCAGGCGATATGGAGTTGGTTATTGATCCAGACGCTGAAGCAGAAGAAGACTTTTATAAAAATATTGCAGAAGATTTAACTGGAGATGAGTTAGAGTTTCTTGGCACTGATTTACTAGAAGGAATAAAAGGTGATCTAGGCTCACGAAAAGATTGGGAACAAACTTATAAAGAAGGCATTACTTTATTAGGCTTAAAGTACGAAGAAAGAACAGAACCGTGGAGTGGAGCATCTGGCGTATTTCATCCAATGATTACAGAAGCTGTGGTGCGTTTCCAAAGTGAAACTATCATGGAGACTTTCCCTGCACAAGGGCCAGTCAAAACAAAAATCATGGGTAAAGACTCTGCAGAAAAAGATGCTGCAGCCGCACGAGTCAAAGAAGATTTAAACTATGAGTTAACAGAACGTATGCCTGAGTTTAGAACAGAGCATGAACGGATGCTGTGGAATCTGCCTGCTACAGGATCAGCTTTTAAAAAAGTTTATTTTGATCCTTCACTACAAAGACAGACATCTTTATTTATTCCTGCAGAAGATATTATTATTTCTTATGGGGCATCAAGTATTGAAACAGCAGAACGTGTTACACACCGTATGTATAAAACCAGTAACGAGATTAGAAAGCTACAGGTTGCAGGGTTTTATAGAGATATAGAGTTAGGCGATCCTCCTAAAATAAAAGACGAACTACAAGAAAAGAAAGATGAAGAAACAGGATTCTCTGGAGTTAATGATGATAGGTATGTTTTATATGAGAGTCACGTTAATTTAGATATTGTTGGATTTGAAGATGAGGATGATGGCAAACCTACAGGCATAGCCATTCCATATGTAGTTACTTTAGTAGAAGGCACAGGAGAAGTATTGTCTATTCGTAGAAACTTCTATGAGGATGATGATACAAAAGCAAAACGAAATCACTTTGTTCACTACATGTACATACCGGGATACGGAGTATATGGCTTTGGATTATTTCATTTAATCGGAGGTTTTGCTAAATCTGCTACTAGTATTATGCGTCAACTTGTTGATGCGGGAACTTTAGCTAATCTTCCCGGCGGTTTAAAAGCTAGAGGACTACGTATAAAAGGAGATGACACTCCGATTGCTCCGGGTGAGTTTCGTGATGTAGATGTAGGCTCTGGGGCTATTCGAGATAATATTCTTCCGCTTCCGTATAAAGAACCTAGTGGGGTGTTGTACCAGTTACTAGGAACTATTGTTGAAGAGGGTAGAAGATTTGCATCTACAGCGGATATGAAAATATCGGATATGAGCGCACAAGCTCCTGTAGGAACAACCCTTGCTTTATTAGAAAGAATGTTAAAGGTAATGTCTGCAGTGCAAGCCCGTGTGCATTATTCTTTTAAACAAGAACTTCAACTATTAGCAAATATTATTAGGGACTATTCAGATGATGAATATGAGTACGATCCTAAAGGCGCACCTCGTCAAGCTAAAAGAGAAGACTATGATGAAGTAGAGATTATTCCTGTAAGTGATCCTAATGCTGCAACTATGTCACAGCGTGTTGTACAGTATCAAGCAGTTATACAACTAGCACAAGGCGCTCCACAGATTTATGATTTACCTGCATTACATAGACAAATGTTAGAAGTGCTAGGTATTAAAAATGCAGCAAAGTTAGTTCCTGTTGAAGATGATTATAAACCTCGTGATCCTGTGTCTGAGAATATGGATATTATTAATGATAAACCTGTAAAAGCGTTTATATATCAAGACCACGAAGCACACTTAACTGTCCACATGACAGCTATGCAAGATCCAAAGATACGACAACTTATAGGACAGAATCCTAAAGCAAATCAAATGATGTCAGCACTACAGGCACATATAGCAGAACACGTAGCGTTTGCATATAGAAATAAAATTGAAGAACAGTTAGGCGCTCCGCTTCCTAAACCTGATGAGGACATGCCTGAAGAACTTGAGTTACAAATTTCGCGTTTAGCAGCAGAGGCAGGTAAACGATTACTAACAGCCAATCAACAAGAAGTTGCACAACAACAGGCACAACAACAAGCGCAAGATCCTATTGTTCAAATGCAGCAACAAGAGCTTGCTTTGAAAAAAGCAGAGTTTGAGTTAAAGAAACAAAAGATGATGGCTGATGCTGCCACTACCGCAGAACAATTAAAACTTAAAGAAAAAGAGTTTCTTGCTGACACTGCTGCTAAAGCAGATGAATTAAAGTTAAAAGAAAAAGAAATATTAACTGAGGCTGCAACTAAAGCAGATGAGCTTCGATTAAAAGGAGAAATTGAAGGAGTAAAAGTCGGAGTAGATATAGGTAAAGCAAAAGATAACTTACGTCAAAGGACTCCTAAATGATAGATGCTTTCACTAGAGTTATGAAAGAGAAAATCAGAGAAGATATAAATCACTACGCTGATGCAGTCACATCAGGTAGTTGCAAAAGTTTTGATGAATATCAAAAACTCTGTGGGCTGATTCAAGGCTTACGCACTGCAGAGGATCACTTACTTAGCCTTGCTAAACAAGTAGAGGAATCAGATGGCTGATAATGACGACACTCAAGCAACACAATTACCCAAACCACAAGGCTGGCGTATTCTTTGTGCTTTACCAGAAATAGAAGATACTTTTGGTGAATCCGGTATTTATAAACCAGATGCTGTAATGAAACAAGAAGAGTTTGGTACAACTGTCTTGTTTGTTGTAGAGGTTGGCGATTTAGCGTATAAGGATAAAGAAAAGTTTCCAAGCGGGCCGTGGTGTAAAAAAGGTGACTTCATCCTAGTTAGGTTGTACTCAGGTACAAGATTTAAAGTTCATGGTAATGAATTTAGAATACTTAACGACGATCAGGTTGAAGCGGTTGTAGAAGATCCACGAGGTTATTCTCGTGCTTAAAAGGAGTAGGACATGAATGAAGCTGTTAAAGATAATGAAGAAATAGAAAACGTAGAAGAAACAGAAGAAGTTGAGCTTGTTGAGGAAAGTGACATTGATTTAGAAGTTGTTGATGACACTCCTGAAGAAGATCAAAACCGTAAGCCTATTTCTGTAGAAGATCCATCAGACAATGAAATTGCCGAGTACAGCGATAAAGTTCAAAGACGGATGAAAGAATTAACGCGAGCTAGGCATGATGAACGTAGAGCTAAAGAAGCGGCTCAACGAGAAAAAGACGAAGCTGCAAGATTAACTGCACAACTATTTGAAGAAAATAAAAAACTTCGTAATCAATATAACTCTGGGGCTAAACAATATGGCGAAGTATTAACGTCTAATGCAGGCATGGAGTTAGAAATGGCTAGACAAAAACTTCGTTCAGCACAAGAAAATTATGATACGGACGAGATTATAAAAGCACAAGAAGCTCTAGCCGCTGCTAAGTTTAAAGAAGAACAAGCAAAATATTTTAAACCACAGGCTTTACAAGAACCTAATAATGAGGTATATAATAAACAAACGCCTGAAAATGCGGTTAAGTTAAGTGATGATGATATTAAATGGCAAACACGGAATCCGTGGTTTAACTCAAATCAACACATGACTGATTATGCAATGCAGGTGCATCATTCGTTAGTCAACGCAGGTGTTGCAGTTGGTACGAAGAATTACTACGAGAATGTTGATTCTCGCATGCGAAATGAATTTCCAGATTATTTTGGAGATGCACGGAAAGAACCGAAAGCAAAACCAGCTACTGTGGTAGCCGCACCCTCTCGTACAACGGGTAAAAAGAAAGTTACTTTGACGAAATCTCAAGCAGCAATAGCAAGAAGATTGGGGTTATCAAACGAACAGTACGCTCAAGAAATTGTTAAACTAAATTCGGAGTCTTAATATGTCATCAAGAAATAGTCGTGAATCAAGAAGTTCAAATACTCGTGAAACTAAAACTCGTGCTGTGTACACGCCTTCTAGTTCATTACCTGTACCTAACAAACGTCCCGGCATAAAGCATCGTTGGATTGCTACGCATGTGCTTGGGGAGTCCGTACAAAATAATGTATCTAAGAAAAATAGAGAAGGATGGGAACCTGTAAAAGCAGATGACTATCCTGAATTAAGATTAACTGGTGATGTTAACGGTAATGTCGAACTTGGCGGTTTAATGCTCTGCAGTATGCCTGAAGAACTGGTTGAAGCTAGAACAGAGTATTTTAAAGATAAAAGCCAAGCTCAAATAGATTCTGTTGATAACAACTTTATGCGTAATAGTGATCCAAGAATGCCTTTGTTTAGTGATAAAAGATCATCTACTACAAAAGGAGCAGGATTTGGATCAGGAACTAAATAACTTTTAGGAGAAATTAAATGGCAGCTACTGCTTCCCCTTTCGGGTTAAGGTCTACCAATATGCTTGGTGGCACACCCAATCATGGTGGCGCCATCAGAGAATACCCAGTCAAAGCTAATAATACGGCTGGAATGTTTTTTGGTGATGTTATCGCTTTAACAACTGCTGGATTGCCTGTGGCTCGTACTGCTACACCTGTAGCGGTTGACTTTCAAGCTACATCTACCAACGCTACTGCCGGTATTATGGGAGTGTGTGTTGGATGTAGATATGTTGATGCTAATGGCGTTCAACAATTTGCACAGTATTTACCAGCCAATGCTACTACCGCCGGCTTTACAGACATATTTGTTAGAGTCAACGATGATCCAAGACAGCTATATCAGATTCAAGGTAGCGCTGCATTAGGAACATTTAATAGCGGTACAGACGGTTCTGGCTTTGCTGGCGCTGTCGGTAAAAACGCAGCATTAGGTAACTTTGAAGCTCAAAGTACTTCTACTGGACTTTCAGGTGTAAACCTTGTAGTAGGTTCAAATGGTGGTTCA